TGGTGAGTCTATGCGTGGCTTATATTTTGATGGAATCGTGGCTGATGAGATAGCTGACTTCCGTCCTGAGACCTGGCCTGAGATTATTCGTCCCGCATTAACAGATACACATCACAAGGGCTGGTGTTTATTCATTGGTACGCCAAAGGGACTGAACCAGTTTTATGATCTATACCAATATGCTCAAACAGATGATGCCTGGTATGCGGGGATGTATCGAGTTGATGAGACTGATGTCCTTGAAGAAGAAGAAGTTTTAATGGCTCGCAAGACAATGTCAGAGAACCAGTATAGGCGTGAGTTCTTATGTGACTTCAGCGCTTCAATGGATAACGCATTAATCACAATCGATAAGGTAAGTGATGCAGCTGCAAAGAAAATGACGGATGCTGACATTACAGGTTCAGCCAGGATAATTGGAGTTGATGTCGCTCGCTTTGGTAGTGATAGAAGTGTGATACAAAAACGCCAGGGCCTTGCAGCCTTCGAGCCAAAGATATTTGATGATATAGACAATATGACATTGGCTGGTATGGTTGCTCAAACGATTAACGAGTGGAAGCCTGATGCAGTATTCATTGACTCAGGGCGTGGTGAAGGTGTGATTGATAGACTAAGGCAGCTTGGTTATTTCATTACAGAGGTTAACTTTGGAGGTAAAGCTCTTAATCCAACTTATAACAACAAGCGAGCTGAGATGTGGGACGGCATCCGCATATGGCTTGAAGATGGTGGAGCATTGCCACCGCATACAGATTTAAAGACAGATTTATGTGTACCTACTTACAAGTTTGATTCAGCTAATAGAATGCAGCTCGAGTCTAAGGATGACATAAAGAAACGAGGTGGAAGGTCACCTGACCTGGGCGATGCCCTGGCATTGACATTCTCATACCCAGTAGCAGCCAAGAAGATAGGCCATTTTGGCTTTAAAGAAGAGGCCGTATTGGCTGATTATGACCCATTTAATTAGGAGATAGATATGTGTTTTAGAAGTAGAGCGCCAGCACCACCACCACCACCACCCGCCCCAGTAGACATGCCAGCACCACCACCAACCCAGGCAAGCGAAGCAGTTAAGTCTGTAAGAAAAGCTGAGAAAAAAGCAGCTGCACAATTACAAGGCCGTAAGTCAACCATATTGACAGGTTCAAGAGGTGTGTTAGAGGCAGCTGATATTCGTAAGAAATCTTTACTAGGACAATAGCATGTGTTTTAATTTCATGACAGGTAGAACTGGCCCAAGTACAGGCCCTCAATCATCAGCAGATAAAGCAGCGGGTGGGTTTAGACCACCAGGCAATACAACGACTCAGATAAATACTGCTAATCCTCAGAGTGATACAGGAACAGCTCAAGGACGAAGAGCGGCTGTACAAAACCAACAAACAACAGATCGTAATACGATTCGTAGAGCTGACAGCTATGGTTCAAGGCAAGCAGCCTCTAAGGTTGTTAAGAAGGTTACAACTAATACTTCAGCAGTCCAGGGTGGTAAGAACATTATGAATGCACTTAACGATTACAACAAATCAAATAATAAGAAAACCATATTAGGGAGTTAGTAGTGGCAAAGACAATGGATTACATGAGACGATGGACGGACATCAAGGATGAGCGTTCTACTTACTTTGGTCATTGGGAAGAGCTGAGTGAATTTATTATGCCCAGGCGTGGACGATTCCTAACCTCTAAAAGTAATGACGGCTCAAAGAAGAACGGCAAGATTATTGATTCAACTGGTTCAATGGCAGTTAGAACATTATCAGCTGGAATGATGAGTGGCATTACTTCACCAGCAAGACCCTGGTTCAGACTAGCAACCCCTGACGCTGCGCTTATGGAACAGAGCGATGTTAAGCAATGGCTGTTTGCTGTTGAAAAGAAAATGAGAGACATATTCTCAAGATCAAATTTATACAATTCATTGCAAACAATTTATGAAGAGTTAGCTGTGTTTGGTACAGGCGCTCTGTTAATTAGTGAAGACTTTGATGATGTTATCAGGTGTTATCCATTTACAGTTGGTGAGTATGGCCTGGCACAATCACATAGACTTCAGGTAGACACATTCTATCGTGAGTTTAATATGACTGTTGCACAGGTGGTCGAACAGTTTGGCCTGGACAATTGTTCTGATGCTGTTAGAACCATGTTTAAGAGTGGGCAGCTTGATAAGTGGGTCGAAGTCCTTCATGTAATTGAACCTAACTCAGCGCGTGAGTACGCCAAGAAAGACAATCTCAATATGCCTTACCATTCATGCTATGTTGAGAAAGCAAGTAGGAATGAACATAAGCTATTAGAGAGCGGTTATGAAGAGTTTCCAATACTAGCGCCTCGTTGGCATGTTACAGGAGTTGACATCTATGGTCGTTCACCAGGTATGGATGTCCTTGGTGATGTTAAAGCATTACAGATTGAGCAAAAGAGAAAAGCCCAGGGTATTGATAAGATGGTTAATCCACCACTCCAGGCTCCATCATCCCTTAGAGGTCAATCAGCTAGTGTATTGCCAGGTGGTGTTACCTATGTTGATACGATGCAAGGTAACCAGGGCGGCTTTAGACCAACCTATGAGGTTAATCCTAGACTAGCAGAGCTGCAACAGGATATAGCTGAAACACAATATCGTATTCAACAAGGTTTCTATAGTGATCTATTCCAAATGATGACGCAGTCAGATAGGAGACAGATTACAGCGAGAGAGATTGACGAGAGACATGAAGAGAAATTACTTATGTTAGGGCCAGTATTAGAGAGACTTCATACTGAGCTGCTTAATCCATTAATCGATAGAACCTTTAACATTATGGCGCGTAGTGAATTACTTCCACCAGCACCTGAAGATTTAGCTGGAGTGACTCTCAAGGTTGAATACATCTCGGTAATGGCACAAGCTCAAAAAGCAATTGGTACAGGAGCCATTGAAAGACTCGCTGGGTTCGTTGGCAATATGGCAGCAGCCAAGCCTGAAGTCCTTGATAAGTTTGATGCAGACCAAAGTGTTGATGAGTACGCTGAAATGCTTGGTGTACCACCTAAGATTGTTGTTCCTGATGATATTGTTCAACAGATTAGAGAAGAGCGTATGCAAATGCAGCAGCAACAAATGGCAATGGAACAAGTGACCCAGGGAGCGCAAGCAGCCAAGGTTATGAGTGATGCTGATACAGGCGGAGAGAATATTTTGACTGACATTATTGGAGGCATAAGCTAGTGGTCGTAAGTATTGATGATGCGATTGACGCGGTCACCAGTTTACAGTTTACGGAGCCGCATCCTGAAAACCATTTACATCAAACATCAATGCTAATTACCCTGGAATTTTTACAATCATGTGGCTTTGTTAACTTGTCATTAGAAGAAGCAAATGAAGCTAACGAAACTTAACTTGCAGAAAGTATGAGATAGTGCAGATATGAAATAAATATGACTAAAGAATATAACGCATCTGACGAGGTAAGCGTCAAGAATGCTAAACAAAAGGAAAAGAATAAATTAGATACTGAACTAGCAGATATTAAGTTATTGCTAGGTAAGCAATGGGGTAGACGCATCGTTTACAAAATCCTGGAGAGAACAGGACAGTATCGAACCAGTTTCAACCGCGATAGTAATGTAATGAGTCTTCACGAGGGTGAGCGCAATATAGGATTATGGTTGTTGGATAAAGTAGCATCAGCGGATATAGATCAATACTCGTTGATGCTAAAAGAAAACCTTAAACAAGGAGATTCAAATGGCTGAAGAAGAAACAATACTAACGGCGGAGACGCCTGAAGTAGCGACTAATGAAGAGCAGTCAGAAAACTCAACTGAGACAACGGAGGCTTCACAGCCAACAGAGTCAACGGAGAGTGATGCTGCTAGTAAAGAAGAGGGACAAGAAGAAACTGAGGTAGCGGGAGCGCCTGAGGAATATACAACATTCGACTTGCCTGAAAATTTTGATATGAACAATGATACGCTCGCTGATTATCATACCTTTGCAAAAGAGAATGGCTTAACACAAGACCAAGCTCAAAGAGGTGTGGACATGGTGGCCCAAATGAAACAGGCTGAAATGAATCAATGGGTGGAGCAGCAGAAGTCCTGGGTAGAGCAAGCTAAAGCTGATACGGAATATGGAAACGATAAGTTTGATGAAAGTATTTCAGTAGCAGTCAAGGCGCGCGATAGCTTTGGGACATCCGAGTTTAATGAAATGCTTGATAGCTCGGGATTGGGAAACCATCCTGAAATGATACGATTTTTACATCGTGTCGGTAAGGCAATCAGCGAAGACTCAGTTGTTGTGGGAGGAACTACAACAAGTCAGTTAACGCGTGAAGCTGTCCTTTATCCATCAATGCAAACTTAATAATAATACTTAAAGGAGTATAACAATGGCAGTATTGTCGACTACAAATCCTACTTTAGCTGATGTAGCTAAAAGGTATGATGCGGATGGCAAGATTGATACTATCGTGGAATTGTTAGCTGAGACTAATGAAGTCTTAGATGATATGACATTCCTCGAGGGCAACCTTCCAACTGGTCATAAAACAACAGTCCGTTCAGGACTACCAAGTTCAACTTGGCGTAAGCTCAACTATGGTGTTCAACCTTCAAAGAGTACAACTGTACAGATTACTGATACAGCGGGTATGCTTGAGGCGTATGCTGAAGTTGATAAGGCGTTAGCTGATTTAAATGGTAACACCGCTTCTTTCCGTCTATCTGAGGACAGAGCATTCCTAGAGTCTATGAACCAAACAATGGCAAGTACATTGTTCTATGGTGATACTGGAACTGACCCTGAAAAATTCATGGGATTAGCTCCACGCTACAACTCACTATCTGCGGAAAGTGGGGACAACATCATCGTTGGTGGTGGTTCAGGTTCTGACAACACATCCATTTGGTTGGTGTGCTGGGGGCCTAACACTTGTCATGGTATCTACCCTAAAGGTTCACAAGCTGGTCTGAAACATCAAGACCTTGGTGAAGTTACTTTGGAAGATGCTGCAAGTGGTAAGTACCAGGGTTACAGAACTCACTACAAGTGGGACATCGGTATGTCATTAAGAGATTGGCGCTATGTTGTTCGTATCCCGAACATCGATGTATCTAACTTAACTAAAGATGCTTCAGGTTCATCAGCAGCTCTAGTTGACTTAATGGTACAAGCGGTTGAGAAACTTCCAAATGTAAATCTTGGTCGTTGTGTTTTCTATGGCAACCGCACTATCTCTTCAATCCTAAGACGCCAAATTACTAACACGAGTAATGTTCGTCTATCTATGGATGAGGTAGCTGGGAAGCGTGTAATGTCTTTTGACGGAATTCCGTTCAGAAGAAATGACGCTATTTTAAACACCGAAGCAGCAGTAAGCTAATCGGATAACACAGGAGTAAATAAATGATTATTGATTACAATCTTCAATTTTCCGATGCTCAGTCTGTAACGGCTGATGCAGCTTCGACTAATATTATCGACCTGGGTTCAGATCGTGATATTGGCCCTGGTGAGGAAATGAAAATCGCTTTGAACTTTGATGTTGCTATGGGTGGCTCTTCGCCAACTCTAGCGGTTCAAGTTCAGACAGACGATAACTCTTCATTCAGCTCTGCAAGCACAGTACAGACTTCTCGTAGTATTGCAGCAGCAGCAGTTGGGGACACACTTGTAATGGGGTTACCTGATACAAATGAAAGATATGTTCGTCTGTACTACGATGTTGGTGGTTCAAGCCCAACAATGACTGTAAGTGCATCAATTGTTAAGGACGCACATCAGTACCAATCATACCCAAATGCTGCTAATTCTTAGTAGTTAAGGTGTGTTTTTAATTCCGAGGGGCGGTAGGTTCTTTAAACTTTTCATACTACTGCCCTTTGGTTTTAACTAACGAAAGGAAACGCAATGGCTAGTGAAGTCGATATATGTAATTTAGCACTCTCTCATATTGGAGCAAGTGCCACTATTTCAAGTTTAACGGAGCAGTCAGAAGAGGCGTTCCATTGTAATCTGCTCTATGCAGATACGCGTGATACATTATTAAGAGCATTCCCCTGGGGATTTGCTACGCGTCACATAGCACTATCAGATGTCGGTAGTCCACCAGGCAACTGGAACTATAGATATAGTTATCCAAACGATTGCATATTTGCAAGAGAGATACTACAAACGAATACTGTTGCTGGAAGTAATGACCCAATACCCTTTGAAGTCGCACTAGGCGATGCTTATGATTCAAGAGTAATACTGACTGACCAGGAAACAGCAACCCTAATTTATACCTATCAAGCAACCAATACTTTGGTGTTTGAACCCATGTTTATTAATGCCCTAGCTTGGAAGTTAGCGAGTGAAGTTGCTATGCCAATTACAAGGGACGAAAAGAGAATGGAGCAAGCCTATCAAATGTACTTGACTGTACTCGGAGAGGCTAAAACATTTAATGCTAACGAGTCTCACATAGATAGAAATACGGATGCGAGCTGGATAACAGGGCGTAGTTAATGCCTGTACATACGATACAACCTTCATTCTCAGGTGGTGAGTTAGCACCATCCCTACATGCGCGTGTTGACCTGGCTAAATACGCAACAGGACTGAAGACATGTCGTAACTTCTTTGTTCAGGCTCATGGCGGTGTTGCCAATAGATCAGGTACAAAGTATGTCTGCGAGACAGCAAACTCAGCAAAAACAACCAGGCTTATCCCCTTTGAATTTAATACTGAACAAACCTATGTCCTAGAATTTGGACATCAAACCATGCGCGTCATTAAAGATGGCGGCCAAGTATTATCAAGTGGAAGTCCTGTATCCATTACTACCCCTTACTCTGATACTGAGCTTGCTGATTTACAATTTACACAGTCAGCTGATGTGATGACAATCTGTCATGCCTCTTATCCAGTTAAAGAAGTTAAACGAACTTCACATACAGCCTGGTCAATAACCTCAGTTTCATTTGGCACTTCAATGGCAGCTCCTGGAAGTGTGTCATCAACCGCACAAAACTATGACGGCAGCAATCCAGGAACATCTTATTCGTATGTTGTTACCGCAGTTAAAACAGATACAAGTGATGAGTCAGTAGCCTCAAGCGCGACTTCAGTTACAAACAATAATTTAAGCTCAACGATTACCAATACCATATCCTGGGGTGCGGTAAGTGGAGCCAATAGTTACAATGTCTTTAAATCGTTTGGTGGTATTTACGGATTTATTGGACGCTCAACAGGAACAACCTTTAAAGATGACAATATTGAGGCTGACCCAAATGATACGCCCGCAACAGCAAGAACGATATTTAACACAACAGATGAGTATCCAGCAACAGTTGCCTATTACCAGCAGCGTTTAGTCTTTGGTCAAACAAACAATGACCCTCAGAAAATCTTTATGTCGCAAACTGGTAACTACCATAACTTTAATATCTCAGAGCCACTTCGAGATGATGATGCGGTTACATTCACAATCGCTGCGTCCCAGGTTAATGAAGTAAGACATTTAGTTCCACTTAGCGATATGATTATTCTAACTTCAGGTGGTGAGTGGTTATTAACCGCTAACGATGGCGTGATTACGCCTTCAGCTATTCAGGTTAAGCCGCAAGGTTATCGTGGTTCAGCTGATGCGCCGCCTATTGTTATTGGTAACACAATTATTCATTTACAGTCTAAAGGAGCGATCATTCGTGACCTGGCATTTGCGCTAGAGTCTGACTCCTATACTGGTAATGATTTA